AAATGTTTGAATTTTGAACCGGGGGAATTGTTCCGGCGGGCGATCGGTCGAAATTTCGTCGCGTTAGAAACGGACGCCGACGTCGTATGGTTTACCGATATCGATTATTTGTTCGGTCCGGAATGTTTGGCGACGGTCGCGGATTTGGTCGGACCCGACGACGGGTTGGTTATCCCGGCGGCGATTTGGATTCATCGCGACCATGCGACCGGGGACGCGGACGTCGAACAATACCGGTTGGCGACATTGAAACCGATCCCGTTCCACCATTTCGTCGAACGACGCCAAAAAATCGCAATCGGCGGTTGCCATATCGTCGGCGGCAATACGGCCCGGCGGGTTGGGTATTGCAAACAATCGCCCAAATACATGGAACCGGTCGACCCGTCGTTCGGGTTCCGTTCATGCCGATGCGACCGGGCGTTCCGGAAACTCAACAATTTTGAAGCGAAACGGTTGAAAATCCCGAACGTTTTTCGGATGCGGCATACGGTCGACGGCCGCGATTACGATTTGACGGGCGGCAAAGGCGAAGGGAAAACCAATTGGTAAGCGACGCGGAAATCAAACGATTGCGGCGGGCGATCCATTTGTTGTGGGTCGACGACGATTTCATCGGCGGAATGGAAATTTTGGCCGACATGGCAAACGTCGAAATCCCCGGAATCAACGCGTTGAAATCCGCGAAAACGGTTTCGATTTTTGATGTATTAAGGGGACCAAATGACAACGACGAAACATCCATTGGCGGCGGAAATTGAACAATTCGACGCCCGGGACGGAATGGCGGTCGCGGTCGGGTTATTGACGGCGGCGGCCGAACAATTGGACGAATTCCAACATTTGTTCGATTTGCAATGGTCCCGTATGCAGGAATCGATTGCGTTGTACCAAGCGGCGCATCCGGAAAAAAACGAACAATACCCGCACGGGTACTGGCCCGATTTGGGCGACATGTTGGATTGGATGAACAACGAAATTCGCCGATTGCGGGAGGAAACGCCGGGTGGGTAGCCGATCAACCTATCGTCGCCCGCGCGGGTTGACGTTACGCGAACCGCCGAACGGTCGCCCCGTTTGGGAATACCCCAAACCGTTACGCCCAATCGTCCGGGTTTGCCGCCGGTCGCCATGGGATGAATCGTATATTTTGGGAACCGTCGAACCGGCCGACGGGATGTACCGATCGTCGGCCGATGTCCAAATCGCCCAGCGTTTCAATTGGGAACGAAAACGAATCCAAATTTGCAACCGAACCCGGCGCCGTCGAAAACGGAAACGGAAACGATGAGTATCGCGTTGACATGGGCGAAAACGTTTGCCAAACGTTGGTCGGTCAACGGCCGCGACATTACGGTCGACGTTGAATCGTTGGACGCGTTGATCCGGGAACGGGACCGGTTGCACGGTCAATTGGACGAAATGCGGGATTTGTACGACAGTTGCCGCCGGGACGAATCGGATTCGCCCAGAACGCCGAGGTAATTTTCGCGATTAACGGGGTACGGCAAAAATGATACGCTGCCCGAATTGTAAATATACGCCCAAACGTTCGGACGATTCGTCGGATTGGACCGTTTGGGATTTTTTGGAATTTTTCGAAGTATTGGGGTGCGACGACGGCAACATCATGTGCCCCCGATGCGGATTCGAATTCGGTTTCAGGACGTCCGAACATGAACGGAAACAACAGCGGGTCCTTTTCTAACAAGCACCAACAACGCCGCAAATCGAAACCATGCGACGAACGGTTGTTGGCGGCATTCGAACGAATCATCCCCGCCGAATCGACGGTCGTTGACATGGGGGCCGGAACCGGGCGATACGTCCGGGCGTTGCGCGAACGCGGGTTCCTGGCGGTCGGGATCGACGGGACGCCGGGGGTTTTTGATTTGTCCGACGGGTTGGTCCGCGAAGTCGATTTGTCCGTCCCGGTTTGTTTTGGCGACGCGGCCGATTGGGCGATTTCGATCGAGGTCGGCGAACATATCCCGCCCGACGGCGTCCGGGCGTACGTTGGCAACCTATGCAATGCGGCCCGGCATGGGATGATTGTTTCGTGGGCCATCCCTGGACAACGCGGTCGGGGGCACGTTAGTTGCCGCCCGCCGAGTTGGGTAATCCGGGCCGTTACGCGTCGCCCCGAATGGTATTGGGACGTCGACGCGACAACCATTGCGCGTGAAATCGCGGGCGGGGGTTGGCGGAAAAAATTGTTAATCTTTCGGCACAAGGAGGCCGAAAATGTGGAAATGGATTCGACGTTTGTTGAGGAAATCCCAACCGATCCCGAACGCCCCGAGCGACGGCCGGTTATTGTTTGTTAGGTTACCGGTAAACGGGGGCGGAACGACCGAATGTCGGATCGTCGGGACCGCCGGGTTGTATTTGGACGTTATGGACGACCGCGACGGGCGGCGAACGCGGCGATTGGTTGGCGTTTACGATACGGCAATGGACCCGTCCGAATTTTGGACAGCATGGAAACAATGGGGCGGCGAACGGATATTCGACGACGACGGAAATGAAATCGATCCGTCGGATTTTTAAGTTGACAATTGTTTCGCCGACGGTACAATTGCGGCATGCGGATCGGCAACGGTTGGCCGATCAAATGGCGACATCGCAAAACGGGAGAAACGGTCATGTCGACGCGTAACGCGGCGACCCGGATCGAATTGCCGACCGGCGGTCGGGCGTATCATTCGGTTCCGGGTATCAGTCAATCGGGTTTGAAATTGTTTGCCGACGACCCGGGCAAATATTACGAACGGTATGTTTTGGGGATCGATCAACGGTCGACGTCCCCATCGTTACAATGGGGGTCGGATTTCGAAAATTTGATAATGTTCGACCGGTTGCCCGGGGTATTGGTTCCGAACGACGTTTTGTCGCAATCCGAACGCGACGGGAAAGTAGTTTATTCGCGACGCGGCGCCGCATGGAACGAATGGAAACAACGGCAAATCGACGAATTCGGCCCCGACGTTCGGTTGTTGAAACAGGACGAATGGGATTCGCAAATCGCCCCGTTGTTGGTCGCCCGGGACAACGTCCGCGACCATTTCAAAGCGTCCAAATTGTTGGACGGCGAAAATCATGTTTCGTTGACATGGAAAGACGAAACGACCGGTTTGGATTGCAAATGCCAAATCGACGTCGCGTCCCGTTGGAAAATGTTGACCGATTTGAAAACCGCCCAAGACGCGACCCCCGACGGGTTCAACCGGGCGGTTTTGAATTTTCGGTATCATTGGCAGGCGTATTGGTACCGGGAAGCATGGCGGCGGTATACCGGCGAAGATTGGCCGTTTGCGTTCGTCGTTGTCCAAAACAAACCGTCGTATTTTTGCGAAACGTACGATCTGCATCCGGATTGGTACAATTTGGCGGCGGTACAAATCCGGTCGACGTTGGACCGGTTGGCCCAATGTTTGGAATCCGGGATTTGGAAATCGGAAACGTTCGGGCGGGTTATTACGTTACGGCCGCCCAAATGGGCATTCAAATAATAACGGGGGGCGTCATGTCGGACGACAAACGACGGAACCGGTTACAACGTTTGGTCGACGAAATCGACGACGACGGGGTCGGGTTGACCCCATGGGAAATCGAATTCGTCGAATCCATGATGGACCGTTTGGATTTTTCGGCCCGGCAAGCCGATATGATCGAACAGATCCACGAACGACGGGTCCAACGATAACCCGGAACCCGCGTCGGATTGCCAACCGACGCCCGGGACCGCCCCGCCCGTTTTCTTCCCGTTTTCGGGCGGGGTCTTTTTTGAATTTACCGTCGGCGGTACAATGGCCGCCGGGGTTTTTGTTTTTGAAAATTGGAGGATCGGAAAATGGCGGAAGCATGGGAACAAATCGGAAACGATGGTTTGGACGATAATTTGTTGATCGAAGCGTCCGGGTTGGGCGACGCGGGCAAATTGATGAAATCGGGCGGTACGTTGCAAAAGGTCGGGTCGCAATATACGACCGCCGTCAAAGTCCAAGAACCTCGCAATTTGCAACAACGCGCGAAAATGTTGTTGGCCGAAGCCCGGATCGCGGGCGAATCGTTCTATTATGGTTGGGGGACCGGCGACAACAAAACGATCGGCCCGTCCATCGGGTTGGCAATGGCGGCGGCCCGCGTTTGGGGCAATTGCGCGGTCGAACCGGGACCGATCCAGGATACCGAGGATTCGTGGATTATGCCGGTTCAATTCATCGATTTGGAAACCGGGTTCACGTTGGGCCGGTCGTTCCGGCAATCGAAAAAATGGACCGTATACGGGAAATTTGACGCGGAACGCAAAGACGACGTTCGGTTCCAAATCGGGCAATCCAAAGCCGCCCGAAACGTTGTTTGTAACGCGTTGCCCAAATGGTTGATCGACGCGGCCGTCAAAGAAGCGCAAACCGGCGTTCGCGACCGGGTACAAAAATTCGTCAACGAAAACGGGTTGGTCCCGGCGATTGACGCGGTAATCGGCGGGTTGACCCGCGCCGGGGTGTCCGAAGCGGCGATTTTGGAAAAATGCGAGGTCGCGGGCCGCGAGGGAATGACGATCGATCACGTTGTCATGTTGCGGGGCGATTTGTACGCGTTGCAAAACAATACCGACCGGGCCGAAACGTTGTTCCCGATGTTGGCCAAATCGGACGTCAAAACGCCGACGTCGGAATTGAACGACGCGTTGGACGGCGACGCCCCGCCGACGGCAACCGAACCGGAAACCAAAAAACGACGCGGTCGGCCGAAAGGGGCCAAAAACAAACCCAAACCGGCAACCCCGGAACCGGAACGCGACGCCGACGGAACGGTCATCGGGGACGGCATGGAACCGCCGCCGGGGGCATTGCCGGGGGACGAACCCGCGCAACCCGCTGGTGCGACCGCCCAGTCCGCCCCAGAACCGACGAACGCCCCCGCCGATGAATCGATCGCCGCCGCGTTGCCGGATGGCCTGGAAACGGCGTTGGGGGCCGCTCAAGCGGTTTCGCAAGTTGAGGAAATCCGGGCCCAATTCGAATCGGGGGCCGAAACGCCGGACGTATTCGCGGCGATTGGGGCCGAATGCGAACGACGCGCGAACGAAATCCGGGCCGCGTATCGCGGTTGGTAATCATGGCGAAACGACGACGACGATGTCCATGCGGGACGAATCCCGAATTTTGGCGGGACGTCCCCAACGGGGACCGGGCCGGTTGGGTCCGGACGGAATGCCGCGAATGCGGCCGGTTTATTGGCAACCGACCGATCGACGCGAAATCGTCGACGGTCCAACAACAAAACGGGGGAGATGATGGCGAAAAAAAAGGCAAACGGAAAAAATAACGACGACAAACCGGAAACGGGCGGAAAATCGATCGTTCGGCCGGACGGATTAAACGGATTCGAATTCGATTTGGTCCGATCCATCGCGGCCGACGTTTGGGCATCGGCCCGGGATTTGGCGGCGGAACAACGGTCGGGGTCGGCGTTGAATTCGCAACGCATGACGGCCTGCATTGAACGCCATATTTTGGCCGCTGCGGCGACGATCGCGGAACGGATTGAATCCCGGCGGCAACCGTTGGAAGCGCTGAAAACGCAATTGGCGGAATCCAGGGCGATCGTACGGGAAATCCGGGCAACGAACCGGGCTTTGGAGCAACGGTTGGCCCGGTTAGAATCGGCGGCCCCGAAAACGGATTGACCGTTGGCGCATACAAAACGCCCGGGGTTTCTGGTAACGCCCCGGGCGTTTTGCAATCTATGGACCCGTACAAAGGAGTTCGCGGATTATGTCCGAAAAACGCCCATTTATCAAGTTCTTTTACCGCGATTGGTTGTCGGATTTTGCGTTGTCCGGTTGCGCGGCCGCGACCCGGGGGATTTGGTTTGATTTGCTATGCCGGATGCACGACGCGGATTCCGGGATGGTTTCCGGGACGATCGCGGAATTGGCCCGGTTGGCGCGGGCGACCCCGGACGAAATGTCGGCCGCGTTGGACGAATTGGGGCGGTCGGGGACGGCGGAAATCGAATCGTCGGACGACGGCCGGATCGTCGTAACATGCCGCCGTGTCAAAATTGAATCGGACCGGCGGGCGAAGGACCGGGCCCGGAAACAATACAAACGGGACAAAAACCGGGAGTATTATTTGCGGGACAAAATAACCGAACAATCGTCGGGGGGTTCGACGATTCGGACAAAATTCGGACAAAATTCGGACAAAATTCGGACAAAATTCGGACAAAATTCGGACACACCGACCGGCGACGTAAACCGTTGCGACGAAACGGAAAACGACCGGGGGGTACGAGTTGTCCGCGAAATTTCCGCGCCCTTATTGCATATTACAAATTGCTTTAGTAATCCGGACACCCCTGTCCGCGACCGCGAATTTTGGAAGTTGGACGAATCCGAACGGTTGATGTTGGACGAAATTTTGACCGAATCCCAATGCGGGGAACTATCCGGGCGGGCGTCCGAATTGGCCGACGTTTTGGGCGGGGCGGATTCGATCGACCCCGACGACCATCGCGACCGGCGGTTGGTTATCGGGACGGCGTTTTTGGTCATGGTCCGCGCGATCAACGCGGACGAATACGCGACGGCGATTCGGGCGACGAAAACCAAACCGTTACGTCGCCGGGTCGGTTATTTTTACGGGACGATGCGAGGATTGATTGGCGAACGGACCGACGGGCCGACGTTCGACGAATTGTTGAATTCGTTGCGGGTTCCGGCGGCGCCGTTTCCGCGAGTTTCCGAAGTTGACGCGACGGGTTGAAATGGGGTACTGTTTCGATCCGCGACATTTCAAAACGGGAGTTTGATTTGATGACAAATCGCGAAGTTTTAGAACGGGTGCCGCCCGCCGACATCGAGGCGGAAATGGCGGTTTTGGGGTCGGCGTTATTGCGGCCGGAAACGTTGGATGATATCGCGTTGATAATTACGCCGGGCGATTTTTACGACGACGCGAATCGGACGCTATACGCAACGATGGTCGATTTGTACGAATCGGGATCGCGCGTCGACGTCGCGTTGTTGGTCGATCGGTTGCGTACCGATGGGCAATTCGAACGGGTCGGCGGGGCCGCGTTTTTGGCCAAAATTTCCCAATCGGTCCCCAACGCGGCGCATGCCCGATATTACGCGGGCGTTGTCCGCGACAAATCGTTGTTGCGGGGGTTGATCGAATGCGCGTCCGATGCGTTGTCCGATGCGTTCAATTTGGACGGGCGGGCCGCGACCGAAATTGTTGAAATGGCCGAAAACCGAATGTTTGCGGTCGTCGAACGCGGGGTTGCGTTGGGCGCGAACGTTGTTTCGGTCAACGATGCAATCCGCGAAGCGTTGGACCGGATCGACAATCGGCGAACGGGCGATTTGAACGGCGTTCCGATCGGGTTGTCCGGCGTCGATGAATTGTTGGGCGGATTGCGCCCGCGCGAACTAACCGTCGTCGGCGGTCGTCCCGGGCAAGGCAAAACGTCGTTCGGGTTGGGCATCGCGGCGGCGGCGGCCGAATCGAATTCGGTTTTGTTCGTTTCGTTGGAAATGTCCCGGGCCGAATTGTCGGAACGGATGTTGTCGATGCGATCGCGAATCAATTTGTACCGCATGCGAAACGGGACGATGTCGGCCGACCAACGCCGCCAAGTCGTCGCCAGTGCCGCCCAGTTGTCCCAGTTGCGGTTGTACTTGGAGGATTCCCCATCGCGTACCGTATCGCAAATCGGGGCGTTGGCGCGGCGTCATGCCCGCCGTAACGGGTTGGATTTGTTAATCGTCGATTATTTGCAATTGGTAACCCCGGACAACGGCCGCGATCCCCGCCAAGAACAGGTCGCGAAAATGTCCCGGCGAATGAAACAATTGGCGCGCGAATTGGATTGCGCGGTTTTGGTATTGGCCCAAGTCAACCGCCATTCGGCCGACGCGGCCCGCGCCCCGCGATTGTCCGAACTACGCGAATCCGGCGCAATCGAACAGGACGCCGATATCGTTTTGTTCGTCCATCGGCCCGCCGAATACGACCCCCGGTTCCGGCCCGAATCGGCCGACGAGGCCGAGGTCGCCCAAATCATAATCGCGAAACATCGCAACGGACCCGTCGGAACCGTGGACGTCAATTGGCGTCGCGAATGCGCGGTATTTGAAACCCGCGACGAACGGACCGACGAATCCGGGTGGCGCGATACGTACGCCGAACCCGATCCGGAAGATTGGGGCCCGCCCGCCGACGATACGCCGCCGACGGCGGGTCGAACGACCGGTTTGTTTTAACGAAGGAGGGTACCGCATGTCGGGCGTTTTATTGCATTGGCAAACATTTGAACAACGGTGGCGATATACCGTTTTTCGGGATCGCGACGACGATAAAATGGGAATGATCGACCGGGCGAACATTCTGTCCGACGGACAATTGGCGCAACGGGTCGTCGAAATTGTCGCCCGCGAATGTCGCCGCAAAATCGATATCGCCGACGTCGACATCGTCGAATCGGGATACGTTGCGACATGGGGGACGGTTCCGTCGAACGTTTTTGATCGGTTCCCCGGGTTGGCGGCGACTAAGTTAGCCGAACGCCAAAAATTGGAAGCCGACGACATTTTGGAGGAAATCGCGTAATGCGAAATTCGCATGTCAAACCGGACCCGGATTTGACGATCCAATTGACCGACGAACAATGGGCGACCTGCGTTCGGGCGGGCGGCGGCCGGACGAAAATCAACCAACTAAGCAACGTCAAAACGCAAATTTGCGCACCGAACGACGACGATTTGAAAATTTCCGAAGTCGGGACCGTCGGCGAAGGGGCGTTTGCGTTGTTGTTCGGCGGGCAATCATGGTGGGACCAATGGGCGAAAATCGCCGTATTGCGACGACCCCAGGAACCCGGTACGCCGGACGTCGGGCCGTTCCATGTTCGCGCGACGGCGCGACGGTACGGGTTGCGGTTCAAAGCGCCGGGCCCTAACGGCGAATGGCCGCCGGACCGGAACGGCAACCCGCGACCCAAAAAATTCGACCCGTTGTTGCCGCCGTTTGTTTTGATTTGGGTGAAACCGGCGGCGCGAATGGCCGCGTTCATCGGTTGGTGCCATGGGTTCGAAATCTATCGCAACGGCGACCCGTTGCATTGGGACAAAACGCAACCGACCCCGTGTTGGTGCCGCGATCCCGGAACGTTGTTCGGTTGGGAACGGTTGCGGATTTGGTACAAACAATGGCGCGCGGATGGTTCCCCGGCATTCGAGGAACAATTCCCGCCGGGACATGAAGGGTAAAACGAGGACGCGATACCATGACCGACGAAAAATTGACGGCCGAACAACGCAAACAACGTCGCGACGCGGAACGCCGCGAATACGACGAAAACGAATTGCAGTTTTTTCGGCAATTGTCGCACAACGCGTTGTTGCGCGAACCGCATTTGGCCCGCGAGTTAATGCAATTATTGGAGTACGGGTTGACCGGTTCGAACGCCCGTGAATTGCCCGGCGAAACGTCCGAAATGGGCAAAGTTGAAATGCCGGAATTGCCGCCGTATCCAAAACCGGCGGTCCCGCGCGACGACCAATTCGATTTACAATTGTACCGGCAAACGGCAATGCAAAGTTTGATGCGACAATCGTTGATCGTTTCGCAATTGTTTATTTTGTTGCATACGGCAATTCGGGGCGACCGCGAATCGATCAAAAAACAAATCGACGACGCGTTGGTCAAATTTCGGCCAATGGCAGGGGGGAATCATGGCGACGAACAGCAAAATTGAATGGACCGACCATACCGCGAATTTTTGGTGGGGATGTTCGAAAATCGCGTCCGGTTGTGCGCGTTGTTACGCCGAATCGGACGCCAAGCGGTACGGGCGGGATTGTTTCGGCGACGACGTCCCGCGTCAATTCGTCAAATCGGTTTGGTCCGATGTACGGCGTTGGAACAACGACGCGCGGAAAACCGGCAAACGGGCCCGGGTTTTCGTTTCGTCGATGTGCGATTTTTTCGAAGAACCCCGCCCCGTTGTTTCGTTGGACGGTCGGCCGTTGCGGATCGACGCGCGGGACGGCAAATTCACGTTCGACGTTGGCGACCCGATCGATACGGGCGGTTTGCGGAAAATGGCGTTTGAAATTATCGACGAATGCGAAATGTTGGATTTCCTATTGTTGACCAAACGCCCGGACAACATCGGCCGGTTTTGGACGTTGCCGCAAAACGGCCGCGACCCATCGGACCCGATGGTCGCCAAACGCGAAAACGTATGGTTGGGTTTTTCGGCGTCCGACAACGATTCGATGGCGTCCGATTTTCAAAAATTCGTCGATCAACGGCCGCGATATTTGGCCGCCGGGACGTTTTTGTCGGCCGAACCGTTGTTGGAATGTTTGTCGTTTACCGTCCCCCGTGAAGAAGGCGACGGGCAAATCGCATTCGATTACCCACTGGAAGGTCGCCGGACCCATAAAAGCGGGGCATGGGACGACGCGAACGTCAAATTGGATTGGGTCATTATCGGCGGCGAATCGGGCCCCCGGGCCCGGGAATGCGGCGTCCGTTGGATCGAATCCATGGTCGGGCAATGCCAAAAATACGACGTCCCGGTTTTCGTCAAACAATTGGGCAGCAACCCGTTCGTCGAGGATGTAACGGATTGCGAACATTGCGGCCAATCATATACGGAACGGTTTGGTTTGGATTTGGACGACCGCAAAGGCGGCGACCCCGACGAATGGCCGTTGCCGGATTTGAACGTCCGGCAAATGCCGTTCGATTGATTTTTCGTTTGGTACCCTTCGAGTCTGGGGCGCGTTGCCCCGGGCCGTTTCCGACCCCGGGGCCATCGTTCGCTACCCGCCGCGATGGTTTCGGGGTTTTTTCTCAAATTTTTCCGTTTGGGGGCCGATATACGTCTTGAGCGTTGTTCCGTTGCCGGTACAATTCGGGTATGGCAAATCAACAAACGGGAGACGCGGAAATGACAACCAAACGCGACGAAATGTTGGCCGAACTAACGAAATCCGTTCGGCAATGGGCGATCGACAACGATTACGAATTGGGACGCGGCCGCGACGACGGCAAAATATACGTCAAATCGGCATGCCCGCGTTGCGGCGGTTCCGGGTCGTTTTCGTTTACCCCGCGATACGGGACGCGATGTTTCGAATGCGACGTCGCGTCCGGCGGCAAACGGATCGGTTGGAAATGGGAACCGGTCGAACGCCGGGTCCGTCGGGAAAAACGCCAAATCGCGGCGGAACGCAAGCGGGCGGCGGCCGTTGCCGAACGCGAACGGGCCGACCGGGAATTCATGGAATCAATCGACGGATTCGTCCCGATGGATGCGTTGATCGAATCGTTGAACGCGTTACGCGAACGCGAACAACAACGCAAACGCGACGCGTTGCAATGGATCGGCGACGCTGGCGAACGGTTGGACATTTGGGTTTCGGTCGACGCTATCATCGAATTCCCCGGGTACGATTACTATACCGGGCGGGAAATTACCAAAACGTTGGTCAAATCCAAAACGGACGACGGAAATTTGGTCGTTTGGTACGCGACATCGTACGCGATGTTTCCGGGCGACAACGACGAACGAATCCGGATTCGCGGGACCGTCAAAGACCATTCGATGTACGACGGCGAACGACAAACGGTCGTCAATCGGGTCAAAATCATGGACGCCGAAAAACCGGCGGAAACCGTCGCGATTGGGCAATCGGAAAACGTCAAAAATTGGTAAGATGTTCGGGCCCCGGGAACGACCCGGGGCCCCTTTTTGGAGGGGACGACATGGACGCGGCAACGGTAATTCGGGACGTAACGGACGCGGTCGCCGACCGGGTCGAAAACGCGAAATCGGAATGGATGTCGGCGATTGGGGAATGTTCCAAACACCTAACAGGGACGCCACTGTCGGCCGTATCGGGCGCAATCGCGGACGTCCGGTTCGATACGTATCGGGAACTTCAAAACGTTCTGGCGGCGTTGCGGGTCGCCATGGCGGAAATTGAAACCATGGGGGCGGAATGTTTGTCGCGCCGGTAATCCCAACCCGCAAAAAACGATGTTGGGTCCAGTCCAAGGCAAACCACCAGCGCGATACCGGGACGCGTAGTTCCGGCGGGGTCGATTGGACGCCGTACGAATCAACGTTGCGGCGATCCGATCGGCCCCGATGTTTATGAAAGGTGAAAACGATGTTGTTCGATATCAATGTTACGTCGTTGGAAATCGCCAACCGTCAACCGCGCGAATTCGTTTCCGTTACGTTGCCCGACCGGTCGGTTACCGTCCGGATTTGGGCCGACGAATGCGTTGTCCGTCCGATCGCCCGTCGTTACGGGTTGATGCAACCGTTGCCGTTGTTCGCATCGTTTTACCGGGGCGGCGAACATATCGATACGTTCCGCCCCGACGAATGGTATTTGTTATCGATTGTTATCGATTGAAAAGGATGTCGCGCGATGCGTTGGAACGAACCGGAATCAAAACCAGTAATCGAGTTATTGCCCGTTGACGAAACCAAACGATTGAAAATACAAACGGCGTTGTCGAAATTGATCGCGATCGATTCGGATTTGTTCGCGGTCGGCGGCGACCCGTATTGCGTGATTGCCGCGATGACCGCATATTTGGCGGGCAAAGCCATATCGACAACGAAATTACCCGGTACCGACCCCAAACGGGCGACGATTGCCGCCCGGGAATTGGAACGGCAATTGGACGTCGTCGTCGGCGGATATTTGGGCCAATTTGAACCGAAATAAAGGTCGACCCATGGAATTGGTTTTCGACATCCCGCCGCGTGATTTACATCCCAACGCCCGCCCGGCAAATTGGCGGGTCCGGCATGGGGCCCGGTCCCGGTACCGAAATACGATGGGGCAAGTTGCCGCCCTTTTGGTTTTGGAACAATGCGGGGCGCGGCCGCGATGGACGGCGGCGACGATTCGGTTGGTTTTCTATTTCCCCAAACCGAAACGCGGCGGGTTCAAAAAACACGACCCGGACAATTTGATCGCATGGTCGAAAACCGCGATTGACGCGTTGACCGACGGCGGCGTTTTGGCCGACGACCGGGACGTGATTTATTTGCCGCCCGAACAAAATGTTTTGCCCGCCGATTCGCCGGGTCGGTTGGAAATTACGGTCGAACCATGGGAGATGCGAGTTTGTCCATTTTGCCACCATGCGACGAAATTGCCGAACGATTCGCCCGGATGTTGATCGACGTTCGGAATCCATGGTGTTGGATTTGCGGCCGCGACGAACGCCAATCGCCCGAATGGTGGTACGCCCCATGGATGGTCCATCGGGCCCATGTTGTCAACAAACCGCGCGTCGCGGATCGGCGGGCGGTTGTCCTACTTTGCCCGGTTTGCCATGGCGTCGCCCATGGGCAACGGTTCGCGGCGGCCCCGGAATTGCCGGAAATCGGGTTGTCCAACCTGTTGTGGGCCAAATTGAAACGCGATTTTCGATATTACGACCGGCCGTTTTTGGCCCGCCATACGATCGGACGGTTGCCGATCGCCGATCCGCCCGCCCCATGGTACGTCGACCAATATTGCCAACGCCGGGGGCTGTAAGGTAGAATTCCGCGATAGCCTGGGCGGTTGCGCTTCACATCATTCCATGGATTTGGTCAAAGATGAGGGGCGGAAATGGCGACAAACGGAAACGGTAACAAAAACGGAAACAACGGCGGGCGGCGAAAAACCATCGATCGGGAATGGGTTTTCATGTTCATGTTCCGATGCGTTTGCATTGGGTCCGTCATTTTTGCGACATGTTTCCTTCCTTGGTCGATTTGGGTCACCCATTCGGTTTTCCGATCCAATCATCATATCGACTTTAAACCGCATGCTGCGGAACCGGTCGAGGCCCGCGACCTATTGAACCGATTGGACGCGATCTACAATACGATCCACGAATTGCCGCCGCCGGATTGGCGAAAACGAATTGAAGCGTTGGAAAACGAAAACGAACGCCGCCGCGAATCGTATTTGGAATTGGACCGGGAAAACCGGGCGGACCACGCAAAAATTATGATGTCGCTCGAAGTCATCAAATTAAAATTGGGAATCCCGCCGGACGACGGCGGAACGTAAACGTTTGACGGTCGGGAGGGCATGCGATGATTCGTTTTTTGATTGCGATTTTGTTGTTGTTGATGTTCCCGGCGACGGTCGGGGCGGATCGGCCAATCGTTCGACATACGCAAGTTGATAGCCGAACCGGTACGTTGTTACGCGATACCGGGCGGTTGGATTTGCCGGTCGGAAAACGTTACGACGAATGGGTCGCCGCCGGGCGTTGGACGTTTACGAAATCCCGGAAATCGCATTTTGGCATTTGCCGGACGAAACAAAACGATTTTTCCGAACGGATAACCCGGACCGGGTCCGGCGTTTTGGTATGGTCCGACGGCAAACGCGGGTTCGTTTTGACGGCCAACCATAGCGTCCCGAACAACGACCCGGTTTTGTGTCATTGGCCAAGCGGCAAACGATACGGGACCGTTGCCCGCCGCGATACGGCGGCCGATATCGCGATGATTATGTTGGACGATGTCCCGCGCGATGCGATCGTTGTTCCGGTCGATATGGGGTCGACGCCCAAACCGGGCGGGTACGTTGAAATTTGCGGGTACGGCGCACAGGTTTCGGACATCCGGACATTTTGGGGATTGATCCGGACCGATACGACGTACGACGTCCAGATCGTCGCCAACGCGTACATCGTCCACGGGGATAGCGGGGGCCCGATGTTGCAACGCGACCGCGTCGTCGGCGTTGCGTTGGGCGGTACGCGCGAAAAAGCGGTCCAAACGACCAACGGTCCGATCGCGATCATATACCCGGCATGCGGGTGCGGCCCGGGCCCGATTCGGCGAATGTTGCGTTGTATGTTTCGCAATCGTTGTATGCCCCGCGTGTACCCGGTTATTCCGATCCCGGTCCAACAATGCGCGCCGATGGGGGCGCCGGTTCCGATGTTGGTTCCGTCCCAACAACGACCGCAAACGATAATCAACAACAACGTCCCCCAACCGTTGCAACCGTTGCCGACGAAACAACCGGAACAAAAACCCGATCCGAAACCGGACGGGCCTGTAACGGCCGAAATCGAAATCGATTACAACAAATTAGCGGATTTGGTATACGAACGCATGGCGAACAACCCGGAACATTTCCGGGGCCCGCCGGGCGAAAAAGGGGACAACGGCAATCCGGGCGGGACGCCCGAAATTGACTATGCGGTATTATCCGACCGAATTTACGAAAAAATTTCGGAGAACGCAGATCAATTCCGGGGCCCGCCGGGTTTGCCGGGCGCCCCGACGACGATCGGATTGTTGGACGGCGACGGAAATGTCGTAATGACCATATCGCCGGATACGTCCGGCCAAATCAATTTGCCGCCGGTACGTATGCAAATCAAGCAAATCGACGGGTCAACCGATCAACAGGCGAAACCATTGGGCGAGCATATCCGGGTCAAATTGGTCCCGATCGACGCCCAAAAACAACCGAAACCGGACCCCAAACCGGACGCGGAACCGGGGCCGACGGGGGCGTCCGGGGATTTGCCGCCGCCGATCGGGGCCCAAAAAATCGAAAATTTGGGTTCGCAAAACGACGAAAAACCGGCACAATAGCCGATCGACAAACCAAACGCCTGGGAATGTTTTGTTTGTTCATGGACACGGGGCGCGAATATGGCGGAAAATGTTGACCCGCTTATCGTTCCGGTCCCAGACGTAGGAGATGACGTCATGGCATTCGCCGACGGGACCGCCAATCAAGGTTTGGCGGCGGAACTTGTCGGGCAATCGATGGGCCAACTTTCGGGTTCGGCCGTCGTTGCTCAAAACAACTTCATTACGGTGAACAAAAGTTTGGATTATGACTTTATCGAAGGCAAACGCATCGTCGGTTTGACGGAAGCGGTTGGCGTTCGCGAAGTTTCGTCCAAAAAGGTTCCCGCCGGTCCGGTTTCGGACTGAAGTTGTAGCGCGACAATTTAGCGCGATCGAACGCCGATCGTCGATATTACGTCGGCGGTCGGCTTTTATTTTTGGGGGCGCGAACGATGGCGAAATCGAAACCCGTTTCCGAGGTCATGGCCGAATTGGCCAACCAATCGGCCGAACAACAACGCCGGTTTTTGGATGAATCCGCGCAAATGGATCAGGATTTCCGCCAACGCAATACAGGACGCGAGGACAATGCCGTTACAAATGAAATCGAACGATCCGACGCCGGAACCCGGGACGACGACGGATCGGACAACGACGCGGTCCCGGACGTTGACGCGGGGGACGTCGCACGGGGCGCGTCAAATAGAATTTACCGATCCGACGGTTGCCGATTCGGTTAACAAATCGAACGCCCGCGTTCGGTTGTTGGGAACGATAACCGATTTGCTACGGATCAAAAAACAAAACAAAATCAATCGCGATTTGGTCCGGCAATCGCACGATCAATTCCGCGAATTTGCCGACAACGTAAAGGGCGCAAAAAACATGAGCGGCGACGAACCGGAAGACGTCGTAAATATCGGCGATACCAATATCGAAATCAAAGCGGGCGACCTCGATCAGGTCGAAAAATTGTTGGACCTTTTGAGTCAACAAAACGAACCCGAACCCAAACCCGAACCGGAACCCGAACCGGAACCCGAACCGGAAAAATTGCCGCCAACCGGGGCGACGATTCAAACGACGCCGGATACGCCGATTACGGTCGGCCAAGGCCAACCGACCGGCGCCGACGTCCAAGTTGTTTTGGACGAATTGCGAAACCAACGCCGACCGGCCGACCAACCCAAAAAAACCAATTGGTTGCCGTTGGCGACCGGGATTGCCGGGGCGGGAATAACCGCCGCGTCGATCGGGTTGGGGTCGTTGTTGGGCGGCGGCAACGATCCGCCGCCACGCGACCCGCCGCCCGCCGCCGTCGATACGAATACCGATACTCAAATCGGTATGGAATTTGACTAAAAACCCGCGAGGTGCCCCATGCCAAAGGAATACCATTGGGAACGATTGGTCGAATTGATTATTTTAATGGCCGCCATATTGGCCCCCCAATTTTTGTTGGCCGCCGAGGTCGACGGCGACGAATTCGCCAAAGCAACGGTCGGCGTCGTGCTTGCCGGGGTCGTCGTCGGCGGATACAAAATTTGGATGTCGACCCTTAAAAAATCCAAAAAACCCGACAAGGGCGACAGCAACTGACCCGACCCTTCCTTTTCTTGGTCCGACCCCGGGCGTCAATTTTCGGCGTCCGGGGTTTTTTTGTCGAATATTTTTCCCGAAACGTCGATATATGCCTTGAACGATGTTCCGGCATCGGTACAATACGGTTGTTCGGTTTGGCAATTAGCAACGTTCAAAACAGGAGACAAACGATGAACGCACAAACTTTGGCACAAAACGAATTGATCCGGGCGATTAAGGCGGGCCGTCGCGTATCGGTTCCGATTTTCGCGGTTACGACGCCCGACATGTCGGCCGTACAGCGGTTGATTTGCGACGCGTTGAACGACGACAACGTCCCGAAAATTGCATGGGATTTGGTTCGCGGCATGAACCCCCGCAACAATCGCGGGGCGGCGGTATTGGCCGAAATCGGCGACGACGTCGAACAAACCGAAGGCGATCCGGTCGCATGTTTGAAATTGGCGGCCCGGTTGCCGGAATCGTCGGTTTTGTTTTTCCATAACGCCCAACGATTCATCGACGACGCGTCCGTCGCCCAGGCGATTTTGAACCTACGCGACGAATTCAAAGCGGACCGTCGGTCGTTGGTTTTGTTGGGGCCGTCGGTACCCGTCCCGGTCGAATTGGTCGGATCGGTTGTCGAAATCGACGACCCGTTGCCCGACGATGACCGGTTGGCCGAAATCGTCGAAAACCAAATCGGCGCGGTACCGCCGGAACAATTGGAATTCGACCCGACCGAAGAAGTTGTCGCCAACGCCGCGACGCGGTTACGCGGTACCATGGCATTCGGCGCCGAACAAACGGCCGCGATGGCGTTACGCAAGGCCGGATTCGACAACGATTTTTTGACATCGTCGGCGAAAAAAATGATTGAACAAACCCGGGGCGTAACGTTCGAAGTCGGCGAAGAAACGTTCGACGACATCGGCGGTTTGGATTTCGCGAAAACGTTTGCCAATCGCATGGCGGCGGGCCCCGAAAAACCGGCGGTTATTGTCCGGGTCGAGGAATTGGAAAAATCGATGTCGGGGGCGACCGGGGGCGATTTGTCCGGGACGTCGTCCGACGCGCTGCAAGTCCTATTGTCCGAAATGGAGGACAACAACTGGTCGGGCATTTTGGCATTCGGTCCGGCGGGGTCGGGGAAATCGTTGTACTCGAAAGCGTTTGCGAATTCGACGGACGCGACCGCGATCAAATTAGATATTAACGAATGCAAAGGGTCGTTGGTTGGCGAATCGGAACAAAACATCCGGGCCGCGATGAAAACGATTAAAACGATCGGCGGGACGCGGGTCTTTTTCGTTGCGTCGGTCAACCGGTTGGAATCGTTGCCGCCCGAATTACAACGGCGGTTCCGTTGCGGCGTTTGGTTTTTCGACATCCCATCGGCCAAAGAACGGAAAACGATTTGGGCATTGAACCGGGAAAAATTCGGGATCGACCCCGCCGACGTATCGCCCGACGAAACGGATTTGACCGGGGCGGACATCCGGAACATTTGCGAAATGTCCCGGCGGTTGGGTTGTACGTTGGCCGAGGCGTTGGATTTCGTTGTCCCGTTGAAAACGCAATCGCCCGCGTCGATCCGGGAAACGCGCGAAAAGGCCCACGATCGATTCATCGACGCGGCGAACGGCGGCGTTTACAAATTGCCCGAAAAACGACGCCGCAAATCGGGCAAAACGCGAACGGTTGATTTGGACGATTGATCGGTTATCGGCGGGGCGGGGGACGCGTCAGGCGGTCGCAGGGGCCGCCTGACGCCGGTTTTTACGAAACGGGAGACGAACCATGATTCAAACGTATTTTTTGCCGACGCCCATTGCGGCGGCGGTCCGAACGAACCGGGCGGAATTCGTCGACGTTTACCTCGACGAAATGGAAACCCGGATCGAAAACGGCGACGATGTCGACCGGGAAAAATTGGAAATGGCGCGGTTGATCGGCGATTTGTTACGCGACCGGGCCGACATACAATACCGGTCGCATGGGATCGCGGAACGGTTGCGGTCGGTCGCCGGGGTCATCGGGTCCGCGTCGGATTTCGCCGACGGTTTGTTGGCCGCAGCGATGGGTATCGAAAACCATTCGGAATCGGGGGCCGCGAACAATGGAAATCGTTAATACGACGGATTATCCCAAGATTCCGGATTACGTTGTCCGGCGAATGGTCGGTTGGATTTGCCGCGAATTGGAAATCCGCGTCCGGCATGTCCGAACATTCCGGTTGCGGAACCGCAACGACGGTTTCAATTCGGGCCGTTGTTGGATGTGGCGGGGCGAAATATTGGTTTCGGTCGGCCGCGTAATCGTAACCCAACCGGGCCCGGGGACGATGAAATCGCGCGAACGAAAATGGGGTCGCGGTAAACATTGGTGGGTTGACGCCGAGGGACTACGTCGGCGGGTCCGGAATGCGGTTTGGGTTTTCGCCCATGAATTGGCGCATTTGAAGTTGTATTTGGAACAAACCAACAAAAACGGTCGTTGCGAACGCGGGACCGATTGGTTTGCTAAACGGGTCAAAACGACGTTCGAATCGAACGCCGACGCGTTGTTGGATCAATGGTTGGCGGAACCGAAACGGCGGGCGGCGGCATCGTCGCCGGTTGACCCGGACGCCCAACGCGCGGCCGCCGATGCGGCGTTGTTGAAACAATGGGAACGCAAACAAAAAACGGCAAATACCAAAGTCAAAAAATACCGGGCCCGGGTCCGGAAATGGACGAAACGGGGGTTGTTATGATTCGGCGAATATACCGGCACCGGGAAACCGGCGAAGAACGGGCGATCATTTTTCCGGGCGAATACGACAACGATTTCCGCGTCATTGTTCAACGGTATCCGTTATCGTCGACGCCCGACCCGGCGTCCGAACATCGGGACCGGGCCGACGCCCGTCTGCATGCGTACCGGATCGTTCGCGAATGGATCGACGGCGGTTTCGTATTGAAACAATCTGATACGGGCGACGTTCCCGCCCCGCGATCGCAACCGTTTATTCCGTTACCCGAACCGGCCCGGGTGTTATCCGAACCGGCCCGGGTTTGGTTGGAATCCGACCCGTTCGTCCCGCCCGGTTGGACCGGGCCGCCGGTCGTATCGATGTCCGGCAATGCCGAATCGGTCCAAATCGAATTCGCGGGGGTTTTGGAATCATTCGAAACGGGCCAATCGGTCAACATGGGCGTCGATTTTCCGTCGTTGCCGAACATGACCGCCCGGGGGGCAATATCAAACATCGAAATCCAATTGGAATCGGGGGCGATCCCGCGAACGATTGTCGAGGTCCAAGTCCGGTCGCGAACGCCGGTCGAAACTGCCGTCGACGACATCGCGTCCCGGATCGATTTGTCCGGCCCGGTCAATTGGGCGTCGGTTTGGGATCAATTGGACGGGTTACGATCGCCCGTCGATCGCCGCCGGGCGTTGGCCGAATTGCAAACCATGGCGACCGATGCCCGCCGCGACGCCGAACTAGAGGCCGACCGGCAACGCCGCATTCAAGCCGAGGCCGACCGTTTGGAACGCATGCGCGAACGCGACCAACAAGCCCGCGAACAAATCGCGGCCGACGAACGGGTCGCGGTCGAACGCGAATTGGAACGACGCGAATTCGGCGAAAAATCCCGCAAGATCGATTTGGACGAATAATCGCAATATTTTTCCCGAACATGCCGAATATGGTCTTGAATGATGTTCCGACTTCGGTACAATTCAAATATCGGGTCGCAACGGGCGGCCCAACCGGTTGGCATTTGAAAAACGGGAGACGCAGGAAATGACGACGAACGACATGTTTGGACTGACGGAAACGGAAACCCGGGCGGCGATCGATGAAACGCGGGAACGGTTGGACAACATCCCGACCGAACCGGAACCGGATGTCGAACCGGCGGAACCAACGCCGACGGTCGACGTACCCGGGGGCGACGAACCGTTCGACGATCGGCCGTTCGCAGAACGGTTGCGCGACGAAACGTCGGCGGTCCGGTTGCGGCGGCGGTATTTGGGTTTGACCCGGGCGTTGAAACCGGAACAACGGCGGCGGGCGGCGGCGGTATTCGGGGCGACCCCCGAGGCGGTCCGGGGCCGCAAAACGTTGGTCGATCATCCCGCAATCGCGGCATGCCATGCGGCGGTTGACCGGGCCGTCGATTATTGGAAATCGATGTCGGTTCCGTATCCGGCCGACCGGGGCGTCCGGTTGATCCGCCGCGATCGCATCGACGAATTCGAAGCAGGAATGCAGCGGATATTGGACGATTTGGGGTCGGCTGTTGCCGCCGCAAACGAGGTATACGCTGAGGTTTTGGACAAAGCGCGGGCCGATTTGGACGAATTGTTCGACGCGTCCGATTACCCGGAATCGTTGATCGGGGGGTGGGGTTTCGATTGGGAATATCCGTCGATCGAACCGCCGGATTATTTGCAGGAACTGAACCCGGCGTTATTTGCGGCCGAACAGGCTAGAATTCGCGCCCGGTTCGAGGAAGCGCTTGCCGCGACCGAACAATCGTTCGTCGAAGAATTCGGGTCGTTGGTCGCCAAAATAACGGACCAATTGACGCCATCGCCCGACGGCAAGGTCAAGCGGTTCCATGAATCGAACGTTGAAAAATTGCGGGAATTTTTCGACCGGTTCCGGGAATTGAACATCGGGTCGAACGCCGAATTGGACCAATTGGTCGTCGCCGCCAAAGACGCGGTCGCGGGCGTTACCGGCAAAGGAATCCGCAAAGACGCCGACGAACGGACGTCGGTTCGCGAATCGTTGTCGGCGGTTTACGACCGTTTAACGTCGTTAATGGTTGACCGTCCGGACCGTCGTATTTCATTGGACGACAACGCGGACGATTGACCGGTCGGGGCGGGGACGCGACGCGGCGGGTTCGGATTATCCGGCCCGCCGATTTTTTTTTGGAATTATTGGTCCCGACGGCCGATATACCCCTTGTATGATGTACCGGCGACGGTACAATACGGTTGTAACATTCAAACATCCGAACGGGGGACAACAATGGGCGCGACAAACTTTTCAATGACGGTTGCGGCGAAAACGGTCGACGAGGCGTATCGGGTCGCCAACGAAATGGCCCGGGATTACAACGGGCACCAGGACGGGTATTCGGGCGACATCCAAACGACAAACGGTTTTGTCGAATTCAAATTGCGGCCCCGGTTGTCGGTCGAAAAATTCGAACGTTGGGTTTGGGATTGCGTTTTCGAACCTGAAGGGGCGTTTTTGAAACGACGCGGCATTCAAGATCACGACGTTCCGTTGATCCGTCGGGCGGCGGTTGTCGCAAACGAAAAATGGGGCCGTTGCGTTTGCGTTGAAATCACAGGCAAAGCGGCGACCGATTGGAAAAAATCGCATGGATACGCCGGGAAACGCGGCGTTCGGGTTTACAAATTTTTCGGAACGGGCGCCGAATGAAACGGGGACCGGGGCCCGGTTCGCCGGGCCCCATGGCAACGGGAGACAAAACGATGCCATGTTGGGAAGTTCGAACGATGTCGGTCGAATTCAACGCCGAAAACCGCGACATGTTGGACCGGGCGATCGCGGCCGTTGGCGAAACCGCAATTTGGACCGGGTCGATTGTTTCGTTGTACGGCGGGGCGATCCAAATCGATACGGAATCGAAATCGGCCCGGGTCCGGGACGGGTACCAAAACAATTTGAACGAATTAAAACGGTCGTATTCCCGCGAAGCGGTCAAAACGGCCGCCGCCCGCGCCAAATGGGCGGTCAAATTCGACGGCAATCGGGCAACGGTCAAACGAAAAAAACAATGGTAAACGGGGGCGATCCCATGGCGGCGAAAAACGAATTTGAAATCGAAATTTTGGAAGACGGGACGATTTCCGTCACGACGGACGGGTTTGACGGTACGGTCCACAAATCGGCCGACGAATTCGTCAAAACATTGGGCGACATGTTGGGCGGGCCGGTCGTTATCAAAAAACGGAAACGGCATCACCATCATTCGCATGGGGAACGAAACCGCAATCAGGCAAAAGCGAGGGGTTGAAAATGTCGCATATTTCGACGGTTCGATTGACGTTGGATGATATGGACGCGTTGGCGGCGGGTTGCCGCCAATGCGGCGTCGAACTACGGTTGGGCCAAAAAACGTACCGGACGTACGGCAACGTCGAACGTCCATGCGACGCGGCGATCGTTTTGACCGGGAACCGCTGGGCGTACGAAATCGGCGTCGTCCGCGTCCGGCAACAATCCGACGGAACGTACGTCGACGATCCGAACGGGAACGAATGTCAATTGCGGTTCGACGATTGGGACCGGGGCAACGGCATGATGGACCAAGTCGGCCCGGAATGTTCGGCGTTGATGCAACAATACGGGGTCGAAAAAACCCGGTCGATCGCCAAACGGAACGGTTGGTCGTTCAAAACGGAAACGCAACGCGACGGTTCGGTCCGTTGTTATTGCCAACCGAAGCAAAAAAAATGGGCCCGCGCGGGCGCCGGTCGGAAATGGTAACGGGTTGTTCACGGTAACGAATTTGTTTTGGGGGATATCATGGCGGAACGGGTAATCGTAACGGTCGGGCCGACGGGCGAAATTACGGTCGAGGCCGACGGCGTCGTCGGGTCCGGATGCGGCGAATTGACCAAGGCGTTTCGGGACGGGTTGGGCGAACAAACGTCCGACCGGAAAAAACCCGAATATTACAAACGGGCCGATCAAGCCAACCAACAATCGGCGGGGAAATGATCCAATGCAAATTACGATTCGATCCGACGGCCAAATCGAATTCGTCCGTTCGGACGCCCTGGCGGCCGCGTACGACGCGGTCGGGGCGGAACGGGCCGAACGTCGGGCGTCGCATGTCGAACCGGTTTGCGCCCCGTTGCGGACGTTATTTCGGGCGATCCGGCGCCGGGTCCGGGATGATTCCGTTTTGGCGACATTCACCCGGTATTGGCCCGTTCGTTGGCGGGTCGCGATCGTTGGTGGGCCGACGTTTGGTCCGTTTTGGTCGCGTCGCGCCGCGATCCGGGCCGAAATCGAATGGTTGAACGAAAACGAACTTTGAAACGGGAGGCGGCCAAATGGCCAAAAAATCAATCGCGACGACATTGTTGGACAAACGGATCGTCGTTTCCGGGTCCGTTCGCGGAAACGTCCATTATCAAAACGTTGAACCGGGCGACGCGGGACGGATCGCGTCGGTTTATTTGGACGCGGATTCGACCCCGCAATATTCCGTTTTGATGGACGACGGACGGTTGGTCGAAATGTACCCGCAATCGTTCCGGGTCATGTCCGACCCGGCGGACGATTCCCAAGAATTGCGCGACGCCGTCCATACGGAAAAATACGGGGACGCCATGCGGACGGGCCGCGCGCCCCGGTTCGTTCATTTTTACCATCCAACCGGCGGCGAATCGAAATATGTCGAATGCGCCCCGGACGAATGGAATAAATTGACCCGCGAAGCCCGCGACCGTCGTTGCCCGTTGGATTCGTCGACATGCCATCCGGATTGGTTCGACGAATTGTACAACCGGCCGTCGGTTGCCGTTACCGACCCCGGTTCCGTTTTGGGCGAAATCCCCATTGTTTGAAAAGGACGCGACGAATGAACGATCATATTGATTTCGAATGGTTGCGGGACATGATGAACCAACGCCCGGACGTACCCGCCGGGGAACGCGACGGAATTTCGATCGTCGTCGATACGTTGCCCGCCGGGAAAAAAACGACGGTCGTTTCGATGCGAAACGCATTGTTGCGGGGCGAACCCGTAACGGACATGTCGTTCGAATGCGACCATGCGATCCGGGCGTTGCGCGACGTCGACCACGGGGAATGGTTCCGCGACGACCCGCAGGAAGTTTGGCAAATGTACGACGCGTTGGAAGCGATCGCCGACATGGACGACCCGTCGGTTTTGGTCGGCGGGTTGGGGTTGGGGACGTTTTCCCGGTTGGCCGACGTTTACGCGGGCGGGATTGTTACGACCGTTGAACGGGACGAACGGATCGTCGAATTGGTCGCCAAATATGCGACGCGTCGGGTTATCGTCGCGGATATATACAATTTCGTTCGCGAAATCGGCCCGGACGAATACGACATCGCGTTTTTGGACACATGGCAAATGACGGGCGAACAATGTTGGGTCGACGAAGTCGTCCCGTTGCGGCGGTTGATCGGCGGCAAAATCCCCGAAATCCATTGTTGGAACGAACGGGAAATGTTCGGCCAAATCGGGTTGGGGATATTTCGGGCGATATCGATTCCGCTCGACAATTTGCCGAAAATGTCAATCCATTATCGGGTCGTCCGCCGGGCGGCCGAACGGGCGGGGATCGCCCCGGACGAACCGTTGCCGTCGGACGAAACGAAACGGATGTTTGCGATTATGGAACGGGCGGAACAAATGGTCGCGAACCCGGTCGCGCTTTCCATGGTTCGCCGGTTCGTTAACGACGTCGGGTTGGACGATTGGGAAGCCGAATTCGGCGGTTTTTGGGACGACGAAACCCAACAACGCGTCGAATGGCGGCGAGCATCCGGGTTGACAGAATGACCGCCGACGGTACATTACAAACGGCGGCGGGGATCGGGAGGTTTTGAACGATGAACGATTTGGATAGGAATACATTTCGCGACATCCATTCCGGCATTTTGTCCGGGCGGCGCGATCAGGCGATTGCCCGGGCGGCGGGGGCCAAGGTCAACGTCGTCCGGGCCGCCCGTCGGAAATTGGAATCCGTTGGGGTCGACGCGCAAACGGAATTGTTTACGACGCCCCAGGCGGCGGCCGTATTGGGTTTGACGGATTCGTTGGTCCGGCGGTATTGCCGCGACGGGTATTTGGTCGCGAAAAAATGGGGAACGCAACATCAGATCGCGAAAACGGATTTGTTGGAATTTTTGGCCGAGGGCGGGTTGCGCCCGAAATACGAACGGGCGTAACGATGGCGGAACGACGCCGCAATACGTTTGACGACGGCCGCGAGGCGATCGCGTATTTGTTCGCATTGATCGCGGCATTTGCGGCGGTTGCGGTCATCATTGCGACCGCAATTGCCGCAATTTACCGGGTTTGCCGTTGGGCAATCGAATGATATAATTCCCGCGTCGTCAAATGGGGCGTTTTCCTGCCGTTTCTTACGGCGCCCAACGCCTCCCGTTTTGTTCCGCCGACGGGGGTGTCGCGTCCTTCGTCGGCGGTTTTTTTTGTGGGGTCGAAACGATGTTTTTGTCGCGATTGGATACGGCGGATACGATCAACGTCGCGGTCGTATTGTCGCCCGACGACGTCCAGACGCCACGGAACGACCGTTCGTTGGGGTTTTCGTTGTATGATGCCGGATTGATTGGGCATCGTCAGACGCGGGTTCTGGTCGCGTACGTCAAACCGGCAACGTTGGCCACGATGCGGTACGGGTATTGGCCAATTTTCGCCGATGCGCGGTATATTCTATTATTGACGGACGAATCGTTCCGGCATTTGGACGCCGGGGAACCGGTCGCCATGCCAATGGGTTCCGAATCACCAGTGGACAGGTTTGTTTTGACCGTCGGCGACAAATTACCCGACGACGCGAACCGGGCGTTTGCGCGGTTGGGCATGGTCCCGGCGAACGACCTTGCACCGTTTTCGCAACGAATCCCGACCGGGGCGTTGCCGACCGTTTCGGTTGCCGTCCCGACCGTTTGACCCGCCCCGCAAAAAAACCTCAAATATTTCCGGTCCATTGTCGATATTCCCCTTGCATCATGTTCCGTTGCCGGTACAATACGGTAGGACATGAACGAAACGGGGGACGACATGAACCGGCGAAATGATTTGGGGGTGTGCCAAATGACGACATCGGCCAAAACCACGACCGTTCGGGTTTCGTTTACGGGTTGGGATTGGGACGACACGTACACGATGCGGTCCCCGACGGGGCGTACGCGACGCGTTCGCCCGAACGGTCATTGGTCCCATGGTAACGCCCCGCGACCCCGACGGTTGACGCCCGCCGAGGAAGATGTTTTGGCGTCGATCCGTCGGCATTGCGAAACCGTTGTTGCGGGACGCCCGGTCGTCATTTGGGGCGACCCGATCGAAATGGTTGTTTCGTATGAATCAATGCGGTTGTTCGCGTTGGCGTCGGAAAAAACCGATTGAAAACGGGAGGCATCGGGATGATTTGGAAAATTACCGAAACGAAATGGGGTTGGATCATCGTTTGGCGGTCGCAAATGCCCAACCGCGAACAAATCGCGGCGGCGGTCGGAACGGACGAATTCCGAATCCGGATGCGGGCGCGGGGCGGGGAATTCGGCGTCGAACGAACCGGGGGCCGACGATGAACGCGACCGAAGTAAAACGTTGTTGGCGGTTGGACGTCATGGACGTCGTCGGGGGGTTTACGCCCGGCAACGTCGTTTTGATTTTGCGGGGCGAACCTGTCTTGGCCGAACTTGCGGGCGAATCATTTATCGACGCCGACGCTATTTCGGCATGCGATGCGGTTGTTAATGCGTCATTAAATGCGGTCCATGCGCTGGACGGGTTGGACGTCGGCGTCCAGTCGGAGGACTTTGTGTCCGATTGGGTTGCCGAATTGATTACGGACGCGGAACGGGCCCAATTTTTGGGCTATTTATCTTTTTCGGATTTCGACGAACGGAGGTCGGATTAATGGACATGGAATCGGAACCCTCGTTGGGCCAAAAAATCATTTTGACGGTACGCGGAACGGACGACGAACGGCAAAAATTGTCGCGGTCGGCTGACATGGTCCATTTGTCGGGCAACGCGTACGCCCGTTTGCGGTTGGGGTTGTCACAACCCGAAGACGTCGACGGCGGCGGCGATTTTGTCGAATTACGGCAAGCGTTGATTGCGGCCAAATCCGACGCGCTGTTGAATTGCAAACGGGTAAACGACGGCCGCGAAACGGTAACCCGGGCGGTCGCGCGGTTGAAACGGATCGACGACCGTTTGGACGACGCGTTGATTAAAATTGGCGGGATGTCGGACCGGGCGCAAACGGTCGAACAAATCCGGGATTTACGGACGTTGCGGTCCGACATCGCAACGGCGGCATCGTTGGCCCGGGAAGCGTTGGACGTCGCCCGCGAGGCGGCGGCGTCATTGGCGGGCGATTGATCGGTTGGTAATTTCAAAACGGGAGATTTGAAAATGGGCACGTACGTTTACAACATGCGGAAACGGCGTCGGAAATTGCGATTTGCGGACGGGATCGTCGAGGCGAACCAATACGATTATTCGTACAAAGAATGGTGGTCCGCGCCGTTCGATTCGCCGACCGAACGCCGCCGGGAATTCATCCGATCCAATTGCCAACGAACGGCCGACCGGGCATGGTCGGAAACGGATCACGCGGCGGTTGTATTGGGGGATTTTTCCGACGGCGACCCCGTATATTCGGACGTTACGTCGCCCGTTTGGGTTGATTGCAACGATTTCCCGGGCCGGTTGATTGGATTTATTCGCCGGGTTCGGTCGCGGTTGGACGTCGTTGGGGCGTCCAAATGGGAACCATGTACGCGGGGCGATGCGCCGATTTGGCGTCGGTATGTCGTTATGGGCGGCGTTCGGGTCGAGGAAACCATTGCCCGCGACCCCCGCGACAAAACGTCGCTTTGGTCGGTCCCGGGCGGCCGGTTTCATGGGTTGGCCAAATTGGCGATCGACCGCGAGGAATGCGTATATTGACCCCGGCGACCGGCGTTGACCCGTTCGGCGATGTTCGGCGATAATCGGCGCCGGTTGTATTTCCAAAATTAC